CAACGACCAATGTGTTTTGATTGTTGTTTAGTTTGATTTCGGTAAAATAATTACCTGTGCTTAGAAAATTACGCCACTTGATATTACGAAAAATTATCATTCTGTTTTTTCTGTATTCAATGCCTCAATGTAAACTTCTCTCATCAGAGATTTCAACTTTTTAGATTCTACATCCAAAGACAAATTATCAATAAATTTTGAAAGTATTGTCATCGTATCTTCTGCTTGATCAATCAAGTCTTGATCGTCTTCAATAGCGGTATCTGTAAAATCTTCAACAATGCTCAAATCAGAAAGACCCACTTTGTACAAGTTATCAATAACAGTATCGAACAAATATGGATTCTGTTTATTCAGAACAACAACTTTTACAAAAGTTTCTTTCAACGAATCGTAGTCAAACTTTTTCCAATGCTCAAAGTCATCTTTACCATCGTCATAAAAAACTTTGTTAAACATGGCAAAAGAATTGACAACGAATTCCATCTCTCTAGTATTTGTATCTAGAACATGGAATCCTCTCGGATCGTTGAAATCGGACCAAGTCATTTCATACGGAGTACCAACGTATGTGATATTGTCTGACGAAGACTTGTGATGAAAATGTCCTGACAATACGATATCATATCTCTTTAGTTCTTTCCTGTCAAGACCACCATGATGAATATTGCCGCGATCCATGGCAAATCCATCAATCTCAAAATGTCCGAAACAAATTTCAGACTTACTGTTCTTTATAAATTCAAAGATTCTTTCTTCATTTTCGCTGCAAATCCAAGGAATAACATCGATATGGATCCCATCAACTTCTACTGTATCAGATTCACTATAAATTTTAACATTATCATAATCTAGCAAAACTAATTCTGGCGAATTGACAACCAAAGTGTTTCTGTAGTAGATATCGTGATTGCCGATGAGTGTATGCAACTCAATTCCGTTTTCTTTCAACTTGTCGAAAAAGTATTTCCTACAAAAGAAAAGCGAACTATAATTGATAAATTTTCTTCGATCAAACAAATCACCCAACTGAAATACTTGCTTGATATTGTTTTCGATCAGATATGGAAAAAATATCTCGTCATAGAATTTCTTAAAGTAATTATGGAAATCTAAAGAATCGGAGCGAACGCCGAAATGCGTATCGCCTAGTATTGCAATTTTACTCATAGAACTTGGGTTTTCAACTTTTCAATTTCATCTTTTAATTTGAGTTTCTTCTTTTTCAAATCCACAATCATCATTTGATTGCCGTGTGTAGACTCGACTCTTTTAATTTCCGAGTCCATAAGATCATGCCGTTCTTGCAAAACTTTGATATGATTGTTCAATTTTTCATCAGTCATCATTTTCTTTCTCCAAGTCTAGAAGTTCGTCAATTTTACCTTTTTTCTTTTTCTTTTCTTTAGATTCTTCGAATGTATGAATAAATTCAGAAATGTTGTCGTATAATTGAAACTGTCGTTTGTGTCCATTATCGTCTTCAAACATTTCAAATTCATCGAAAAGACCAAACTGTTCAGTTGCTTTGTATTTCACGTACAACTGTCTTTTCTCTTTTTGAATGCGTCTAAGAAAAGCATAATAAATGATTTGCGTAAAATATGCAAATGGATTCTTAGATTTGTTCGGATCAAAATTTCTAAAGTACATCAGACAATTTTCGATTCCATCAGAAATCATTTCATCTCGGAAAGAATACGATACGAAATTCGGCTTTCTAGAAAGATGGTCTGCGATCTTCAGAAAGCATTCGCCAATATAGTTGGGAATAGGTGGATCAGATTTATTCAGTTTTTCCGCATCGTCACACTTTTCTTTGTATTCGATAAGTGCTTTCAGAAAATCTGCGTTATTGATGTAGTGGTTGGTTTTTTTAGTCATGATGTAGTATACTCCATTTAATTCGCTTTGTCAAATGTATTTATAGGCAAAGATGATGCATTTTTGTTGACTTTAGGGCTTGACAGGTGTACGATGCCTATGTCCAGTATGATGATGATTAATCAATGAATTAGTTTGTTTCTACTTCCTTGTAATTCATCTAGTATTTCATTCAAGCTTTCTTCGTCAGCATCTTCTTCATCAAAGTCATCCTCGAAGAGATAATTTTCAGTCTCTCCTTCACGTACCAATCGTTCGTACTTTTCTAAAGTGTTCGCATAAAATTCAATGAAAGACTCTTTCGGAATAATTGTTGTAATAATGTCATCGTAATTAATCGTCACAATATTCTCTTCAATTATTTCTAATGGTAACCATGGCATCATAACTAATACTGCTTTACCATAATCTACAGACCTTTGAACCATAACTTTCATCGGACTGTCAACTACTAAAGTTTCACCTTCATCATCGAAAAGACAATTTCCAACAATATCTTCACCTGTGATTAATCTAATAATCTTTACATCTGGATTTTTTTCGTTCATGATTTTATTTCTATGTTGTAAAATTTATAAGGGAATTTTTGCTCATCATATATTTTGCATCTTTCGATGAAATGCTTTAAAGTGTAATTTATAAATTTACCTACTCTAAAATCATCTGCTATATCGAAAAGTACGGCTTCTTCTTTGTTTTCTCCTTTTCTGAGACCTCTACCTATCGACTGTAAATTTCTAATTCTCGATTTTGATGGTGATGCGAAAACGATGTTATGTAAGTTTCTGATATTGATACCTGTCGAAAACGTTCCGTAAGATGCGACAATTATTGCGTTGTTTTCTCTTTCGGTAATTTCACGAACAGACTCTCTAATTTCAACATCAGTTCCACCAAAGACGAAAAATACGTGACGATTCTTTGCAGCTTCTTTTATCATTCGATGCAATTGTTTACCATGCTTTTCTACCAAATTGAAAAGAACTAAACTATTACCTTCTAACGATAGCGTCAAATTCTTGATGAATTCGTTTCTTTTGGTGCTGTTAATTATGTAGTCTATTTCTGAATGATAGTCCCAAGACTTGGCGAGTTTACAGACTTCTTCAGAATATTTTAGAACTAAACACTTGATCTTAAATTTTGCTAGATGGTCTTGCTCAATCAATTCAGACGTTGTTGTTGATTGATATACTGGACCGAATAAACCTTCTAAGACTAAACGATGCGTTTGTGTACCGTCAAGAGTGCCAGTACAACCTATGCGATATTTCGAATTGATACAACTGCTGAGAATTGTTGTAAGTGATTTTGCTTTAAACTGATGTGCTTCATCGCCAAGAACGAAGTCGAACTGCTCAAAGTATTCTGCATCGTTTTTGTAAATTGACTGCCAAGTTGTGATTGTCAAGAACTTATTTGTATGCTTCTCTTTACCCGAATACTGACGATGACAATATTCTTCAGAATCGAATCCGTAAGATTCGAAATCTTTATACATCTGTTCAACTAGCGATGTTGTTGGAACAATCAATAATCCTCTGCGATTATCTGCTGCTTGCAAGAAGCGAACAATCAGATATAGAATCAATGATTTTCCAGATGCAGTTGGAGAGACCAACAACATTCTTTTGTTTCTCGCTGCGTGAACGAATGACTTTAATTGGTAATCACGAACTTCGAAAGGTAAATTTAATGTCTCTACGAATTTATTCGCTTCAACTAGAGAAAAATTTTCAGTAACATTCAGACGAGAATCGATCTCTAATGTATAGTCTCTTTCTTCGCAAAACTTTTCAATATACGGAATCAATCCGCAATATAAACTGAAATCTCTTAAAGAAAAAAGACGAATATATCCGTCCCACAATTTGTTTTTGTAGGCTGGAACAAATTGATACCCTGGGACTCTAAAAGAAAAGTAATCGTGTAGTTCTTGTGCGAAATGTTTTTCACACTCAATTTTCATTACAGATTCATTAATTTTATGTAGAACAATATCTGCCAATTAAATACCTTGTATAAATTTTTCCCAATCGATGAATGATCGGAGTTGATATGTTCTACTATTTAACTCTTTTAAAATAGTCTCACAAATAGTCACGATTTCATCATGCATCATTTTCTGTGCTTTATATTTGTTTAAGTCTTCGTCTGAATCCAAGTATGTTGCCATATCACTTTTCAATACAAACGGAAATGGTTCCCATCCATATTTTTTCAAATCGTCATCGTCAAGTTTACCCGTGTAATATTCCCACTTGATCTTCTTCATTCGGTTATATTTGAACTCTGCGTCTTTAGATGCTAGACGATGAGAAGAAAGTATGTTAAGATACTTGCTGTGAAGTTTGGGAATATCTAGAAGTGCTTTACCAGGTTCAGTACGATCAATTTCGGTGTCTTTCGACCACATTTCAAGAACATCATCAAGTTTACTCATAAAATAAAATCCTCCTAAAAAGGATTATAGCATAATCAAACTACTTAAGTCAAGCGGCAACTTCAATATCGAAATAGGAAAACCTAAAAGATGCGTCTGCGGTAATAATGTTTTCTGGAGTGTCCGTTGAACTCATGACAAATGTGGATAAAGAAACAGGAAACAAATCAAATAATTTTAAACGTATGTTCGGATTATTTGAAGATGTAAGCAATGTAAGCATTCCATCCGAATATTGTGGGCGACCTGTCTGAATCGATTTCGTATATTTGTTCAAATTCGCAAGATTACGATATTCAGCATATTCTACTGGGAATGTCATTGCACGAAGCCAATCGTGAACTTCTCTCCACGATTGAAGATTTTCATCAACATAAAATGTAATATTCAAAAGATCATAAATCAACTTATCGCCAGGAACGTACAGATCCACAAACGGTGTGTTTTGTGGAACTTCAGACATTGATACGCCAGGCACATTTACTGACTGGCAAAAGTATTGTAAATTCGGCATACGCGAAAAATTCAACTGAAACTTGTTCGGTTGAAGAAAGTTCGGATTATCGACTGTTACGCCTAAGTTTGTGCAGTTTGCTGTCATATTAGTATTTATATAAAAAAAAGAGGACTCTTTTTAGGGAGTCCTCTTTGGGTTTAGTCTCTTTTTATAGTTATTATACTGAGACTTTCAGATCACATGAGATTCGCAATCTTAAATGCACGATAGTACACGTTAGCCATGGCTGTCAATGCGCCAAGACCTTGTGTTGGGCTACCTTCAGCAAATGGGTTAGCAACAAGACCATAACGTGTCTTGAAGCCAATCTTTGGCTGGAAAGTGCCTGTATCAACTGCACGAACCATCTGGAGAGGAACGTATGGGCAGTAGAAGATACCGGCATCATATGCATTCGAACCTTTGTAACCGACAACAGCAAACTCAGATGTTGAACCAGCTGGGAAGTATGGGTCGATGTAGACCTTGATACGACCAAACAATGTTCCAGCAAATGTGTTACCAGTGTCGTCAACTGTCAAGCTAACTTGTCCAGCAAGTGCTGATTGATAGTCGAGGATGCCTGCCATTGCAAGAGCAGAAGCAACATCAGACGAGCAAAGCATGATGTTACCTTTTCCGCGACGAGTCGTTTTAGCAATTGTGTTTGCTTCACGTTCGATTTGGAATGCAAGACCCTTAACTTTTTCAACCATCCAACGACCATTCGAATCTGTGTCGAGGTTGAATGTACCTTGAGTTGTTGTTCCTACCTGTGCACCAACTTTAGCAACAGTATAGATTGTGCGAACAACTTCGCGGTTGATTTCAGCAAGAATTTCTGACGAGAGGATGTTAGCCAACTCTGTTTCAGCGTCAAGACCATGAACTGCTTTAAGGTCTTGTGCAAGTTCCATCGAGTATTCTGCTTTGAGTGCGCGTGTCTTGGCAGTAAC